TCAGCAGCCTGAATAAGTTCATCAGTCTGCTCTGCATTGCATCCTAACACACGTGTGCAGTAATCAATGTCCTTGTTCAATTGAGAGAGCATGACTGTAATAATATAGTATAGTGTTAAGAGGAGTGGGGCTATGCTCAAGGTTTCACCTTGCAGCCCAAATTTACCTCTAGGGAATCGCTTACACCTGTACCCACCACCACTTGCAAGTAATCATATAAGGAGTGTACCATTTCTGGTATACCGTATCCAAAATGATTAAACCCTTGCTCACCCATCTGTCTTATGTGTGCAGTAATAGGGTTCTACCAACGGTCATGTGTCTGCTTCTAAGTCAGACTAGTCAGTAGGTTTGGGGCTAGAGAACCACGTATCCTCTCAACACATGTACTATAGCATTAAAAAACCCCCTGTATAGGGGGCTTGTGACAGTTCTTAATGTGTCCTCATTCTTGTGGTGTAACCCCATCGTTATTGTAGGGTATAGTTCCATTCGGTGCAACCACATAAACTTCAATATAATAGTCTGAGTCTTGTAGCTCTGTCTTTTGAGGAAACCAATCAAATGCAGTATCAGTTGCTTTAATCTCAGTATTAAATTCAATGAATGTATCAGGTGACTCAAATACTTCAGTATGTTCACCAGTATCTACAGGGATATAATCCTTATAATACTCTTTGATTTGTGCTTTTTTAGTAGCATCATCCATATAATACCAATTACTAGCATTGATATAGAGAACATACTTATCCTTTGATGCTGCGTAACCAGCAAGAATATCATCCATTCGTTGTAGATTTAATGATACTAACATTACAGTTCACCACTCTCTATTCGTTTTAATATATCATCAATATATGTATCTTTATCTGGATAATTTGGCTCACCAAGGTCACGACCTGATTGTCTGTGACTCAACAAACTGCTCATAGTTAATGAATCATCAAGAGTATTCAACCTCAATAGCATATAGAATGCCATTCTCTGTCTCCAATTCATTAATGTACTATGAGTTGGTTTCCAGAAATGATACTCACTCTCCATGTATGATGCACCATGACCATAATCACCATACTTATCAACAATTGGCTGTGGTAATGATTCCTCTGCTTCTCTTGCTAAGTATTCCTTTGGTGTAATTGGGAACTTGACATCATATGCAATACCGTAAGTTGGATCTGCTGGAATATCACGCAAGTACTGACGATATTTCTCCCACATTGCTTTCTCTGCACCATCAGTAACAGGAGAATCAGACATCATAACATAATCAGAGTCATGCAATAAGAAATTACGCATTAACCTTAACTTCTCCCAATTCAGTTCAATCTTATTAACATATTCTCCTTGTAATGCAGCTTCAAGAGTCTTATCTACAGTTTCTTTGTAATCTATATACTTTTCAATTAAAGAATCTTTCAAACTATTAGCTTCAGCAGGATCTAATTCACCAACAGGAAATTCATATGATGTCCACTTACCACCAGTTTCACTCTTAACAACTCGTTGATATTTATTTCTAGTTACTTGATAACCACCACTCTTAAATGCAGTGAATACCTCAAGTCTATCACGTTCACTATGCCATAAAGGAAATAACAAAGGAGTTATTTCAGTATCCCAATACTTATCATCAATAAATTTACACACACCCTGATATGTAATACTTCTACTCAAAGTATTCATGTGGATAATTACATCTTGTGTGGTAGCTGTTAACCCCATGTCCTTAATTCATCTCCATATGTATTTAGTGTGCTTTGATTAAGTACTTACTTCTATGATACTTTGTAATCAAAGGAATTTCATTTGTTATGATAACAGAAGAAGTAACACTCAATGGTGAAGATCCATTCAATACAAAATCTCCACCACTGACAGTCATACCACTTTGAGTTGCATTAACTTCTCTTCTAACCATATCAATACCATCATCCTGACCACAAGTTTGATTACCAACTATCATATTACCAGGTAATGATGCATTAGATGATGGTACAAATTGATATATCTCCCTCTCATTAAATGTTAATATCATCTGCGAAATACCATAGTTATCATTAGATGATACATTTTCAGGGACTTCAGATGCTGATGATCTATTTTGTGTGACAAAAAGATACATCGTTGACATTCTCATTGGATGATCATCATCTGGTGGTATCTGATATGAATATGTAGCCCAACCAGGTTCGTTAACACTAGATAAGACTAATTCACCTGCAAGGGTAGTAGATCCATCAATAGCATCACTATAATATAATAATAAATTCTCTTCTGGTGTATCACCACCATTAGAACCATTACCTTTAATAACATCAAAGTATATTTTATTAATGAAACTAGAATTGAGTGGACCAACAGTTAATGCTCTAGTTCCTTCACCTTCAAATCTTATATGTCTTGTACATTTAGTATCTCCATTAACATCCGAATGGAAAGTTGATGGTAATACAGGGAATGTTCCTGTGGATGGTGATACAATCTTTATCTTACCATCTGGATTAGCATCAGCCCAAACAGCAGTACCACCAGCAGGTGTTGTAAGTACAAAGTTTTGATCATAATCCCTAGTTGCAGGGAATCCTGGTACTTTATATCCTCTACCATAAGCAACAGAATCAACTGGATTGATAGGAGTAGCTGGATTTCTCTTACTTGCTTTAACCCTTATATATCCATTGTCTCCAGCAGTACCACCACCAGTTCCAGCAGCTCCTAAACTACCTACAATAGGAACATCTATATTTCCAGTTGGTGCTGCTTGAACTTTAAATGTAATAACTGCACCAGAACCACCACCAGAACCAGCTGGATTTATTCCTTGGTTCTGTGCTTCAAATTCAGCTCTTATATATCCACCAGCATTAGATCCATTAACATTAATAGTACACAAATCCCAGAAATTGTCTTTATAACCAGACTGTCCTGAATATCCACCTTTTCCTCCACCAGCATTACCATGACCTGTTCCTGGTGCTCCACCACCAGCATCTTGTCCAGCATTACCACCACCTGCACCTGTGGATCCAAATCCACCGCCACCTCCACCACCAGAGCCAGCAGTACAACTACTTGATTGTCCATTCTGTCCGTTAAATGCTTGAACAGCATATCCTGGACTTAGACCACCAACAGGACCATATGCATCTTGACCTCTATCACAGGTGTCAGGGTTAGAGAAACTATTTTCTCCTCCTCCACCTCCTCCACCGCCGCCGCCACCGCCAGCACCAGCTATTGTTTGACCTAAACTATCTTTAATGGAAGACGCACCACCACCAGCACCACCTGTACCAGCATTTCCTAATTGTCCAGGTCCAGTTCCACCACCATCAGCACCACCACGACCTTTACCATTGTTACTCGCCTCACCGTTCCTATAAGTACCAGTAGCACTACCATTAGCACCAGCACTTGCAAGAACAAAAGTCAATGGTCCAGTTCCAGCATCTTTCTGTAGATATAACTCACTACCTACGTTACCTACTCCACCACCATAATCATAACCTTGTGCTCTTGTTTCACAACCAGAGTGACCAGCATAGTTTCCATCACCATATTCACCACCACCTTGACCATTACCATCTCCACCTTTTCCTCCAGACAACCATATTTTAACTGATGTCACTCCTTCTGTTGGCACTGGTATAGTTCCATTGATAGCATTACCAGCAGCACTAGCATGTTGAATAAACAATGAATTATTGATTGTAACTAAATTAGCACCGCCTGGTGGGGTAGTTCCTGCTTCTGGCCAATTAGTAACACCAGTATTATTAAATTCTTCTCCAACACCATCTCCACCACCACCATAAGTGAGATATGTAGGTGCAGCACCAAGACCACCAGTTAGACTTTGTTGTCCACCATTTGCACCCTGATATCCATTTTGTTGATATTCTATTGTTACGCCTTCTTCATTCGCAAATCCAGCTGGAGTGATCGTAACTCCTCCACCCAATCCACCAAGAGGAGTAGTAGCACTATCACCAGATTTTCCTCCTTTTCCTCCTTGAGCAGTGATTGTATATGTAGTACCATTAACTTCCAACGATACAGTAGCATTTCCACCATCACTACCATTGCTTGTTGCAAATCCACCAGATCCACCAGCTCCAGTCAATGTAATTTCATACAATACAACATTATCACCAGTTGCAGGTTGATTGAGAGTATTAGGAGATTCTAATTCTGTTTCATATACAGTAACAACATCACCTGGATTATATGTAATAATATCTTGTAATCCAATCACCGTTAAATCATCAATAACAAATGCATGAGGATCATCTTGCTGTGGTATCGCTTCAAATATACCATCTGCTTGTTTAATAACTCCTCCTGATGGCATATCACCCGATGTTGGCATCGTACCACCAGTAGGTTTTTCAGCAGTAAATGATGTTGATGAAGTTACTATTTTAATTTCATAACTTCCATTCCAATTACCAGTAGCACCAGTAATTGTTATCCAATCACCTACTCCTAAGTTATGAGAATTACTTGTATTAACTACAATTGAAATACCATCAGAAGTAGCAGAAGAAACTGCAAGAGGTGGTGCTTGAGTTACTTTATATGATTGACATGCAACTGTATCATCCACAACATCACCAATACCAGAGACATTACCAAATGTTGCAGTTGAAGCATTTTGTAATCTTTGTCCTATAATACCATGAGAGTGAGTTTTAGGTATACCAGCAGCACCTTCAGGTAAAAATATATCAACCATCGCTGTTTGATTCTGATATATTGTAGTGAATTCATCACTAAAACCAGCACCTACTGTTGGTGATGCTGTATCAACCCTAGAGTGTAAAAGATAATGATCATGTTCTGGTGGTCTAGGTAATATAGCATCATCTAAAGGACCAACTGTGTACTTAACAGAACCAGTCAACCTCATAGGAACAAATGACTGAACATTCTCATACCCACTAGTAGTAACATCACTAACAGTAAAGAATGATCCTGGATCATCTAATCTTGTCTTTGGTACGTACCACTGTCCACCAGTTAATCCAACCTTCACATTGGCTAAATTACCAGGAACAGCAGTTCCACCACCACCTACACCATTACCATACCCAAGTACTTTTCTTTCTCTGTAATCAGGAACTCTAAATTCACCAATTAAATAAGGATAATCATTAATAGTTACAGTTTTATTGAACATCACTCTTGGATGCTCTTCACCAGCAGCATTAAAATCTATAGTATAATTTCCTTGAGTATATTGAGTACCATCAAAATCATCACCATCAGCATCAACTACCTTATAAACTGTTGTGTTGCTAGGTAATCCAACCAGACCACTATCATCTTCAACTAAACCATAACTACTACCAACTGTAAATAAACCTGTTGGAATGCTACCAAGAGAATTTCCTGGTGTTTGTGGTACTGTTACTCTATCAATAAATGCTACTCCTGTTCCATAAGGATATACTCTCTTATCACCAGAAATATGATTAGGATCATTAAGTATCTCAAAGTATAATTTATTATCATGCCACCACATATTCTGAATAGAACCAGGTGGAGTTGGACTCTCTAATATAACAGAACCTCCATTTACTTCTCCAGTCTGTTTGTAATTATCACCTATAGCAAAATATAAATGAGGATAATCTGCTACTTTATATTTCTCTCCATCAGTATATAACCAACCATCATAATTATATTCCATATCACTTTGATATGTTGGCTTTCCTGTCAGATTATTCTGAACATCTGTATGCTGATCAACAACAACAGGTAAGATTGTTCCTATACTTGTATAAGAACCTTGCTTGTCGCTATAATAATTATTCCTAGTTGATCTATATGTTGGCATTATGTTTTGATAATATATTCTGTTAGAATAAAGGGTTGAATAAATTCATCCGCTTTTTTATTTTCGTTTATTTGTATACTAATTTGAGATGATATAGTACCATAAGCTGTTATATTTACTGCATCAGTTATTATTTGATATGTATGTGGTTCAACTTCAAAAGGAACTATATGTGTGTGAAGTGCTTCGTTACCAAAACGACCTACTCTTGTAGTTAAATTCAAACCAGCAGCATAACCTTCTTGAAGAACACCACTAGCTTGATAAAATCCTGGATTAGCAAACGGTACTGTAGGGTATGTATAATTAGGAGTCAAAGGAGTCTCAAGTGTATAAGTTTTACCAAGAGGATTACCAACTCCAAGGAATGCTGGTGTACAATTTTGAAAGTACTTACCAGCATATTGAATCTCACCAAAACAGTATTCATCACGATCCCCAGATGCACCAAAACCCTGACACGTGCCGTTATTTCCAGAAGAATACTCCCATTTACCTGTTCCATTATATGATGCATCTGGTCCCTGACCTGATGAACCATCAGCTAATGTATCGCCAGGTCCACCAGTGGTACTCCACTTAACATTAGCTGCACATCCACCATCAGCAGTGAAGTTACCAGTTGTCACACCATGACATACTGGCCAAAGACACAAACCCTGTGATAGATATGAAGAGCAAGAGTTACAACCTCCACCCCAATCCCATGCTCCTTCTGGCCAAGGATTATCCCATGATGGGTCTCTATTTAACCTACCATCAGCAGCAAAATAACATAGTTCTTGTCTTGAATGAGCAAACCATTGACAAATATCAAGACTACTTCTAGTAGTTACTGATTTATATGCAAGTTGTGAATTATCAGGACCAGCATGATTTTGTCTAAATCTTCTAGTAGTACTGTAATGCATGTGTGGTTGAATTTGAGTATTATCCACACCAGCAGTAGCAACCTGATTACCTTGACTTCTAGTAAACTGAGGACGAGATTGAAGATCTATTGTCTGTGATGGTAAATAGAAATCACCAGTAAATTCAACTTCCCAAGGTGATGGTGCTCTCTGAACAACTTCTAAACCAACACCTGCTTTAATCTGCTGTCTACCATCATCAAGAGTAACATACAAATCGTTATATCTACCGACATCAGATGCATTTGTATGTCTAACATTCTTCATCCTGAAATCAGGTAACTGAAACTGAGTATCAGTAAGAGTTATCTCATCTTTCTTAAATTTTGAATTTACTCCTGTACCTAAAATCAGTGCAAGAGCAGGGAATAAAGTAGCACTTAAAATTCTTCCATCACACCTAAGATATCCAGCAGGAACAATATCTCTTGATGATCCTGTAGTTGGATCTTGATCCTCTGCTAACTGTCTAGGAAGATGTATGATAGTACCTGTTACAGTTCCTAACTTGGATTTTTCCTTATTGTAGAATACTGCCATTTAAGAAACCCTCATGATGAAGATGGTAGTTAACGATGGTGTATTTACATTCATAGAAATATTTAGTGCATCAGGTATTGATACTGGAACAGCAGTATTAGTACTAACATTATTAACTAGTATCGTGTTTGGCATACGAACACCTCTAGTCATTTCTATATTTAATGGATCATGTGTGTGTCCACCTAATGCAACATCAGCCCATTCTTCTGCATTATGTTGTTTTGTAGTAGGAAATGTAACGTAAGTATCAGGATCATAATTAGGATCTGTTGGTCTACCTTGACCACCACCTCTACTAGAAGGAACATCATCACTATGATAATAATTTTCATATCCACTGTAAGATGTTGGCATTGGTATTGGACCAGTATCTGCTGCTACTTGAATAGCTGGTATACCACCACCATCATCAGTATATCCAAAAGTAGGACCATTTGCATACTGCATAACCTGTCTACTTTGTACTAAAGGAGTTACATTCTTTGATGCATCAACCTGTTTTGCAGATGTAGTTTGAACAAGTGTCTCATGATCTGATTGATTCCATGTTATCTTCGCTTGACCAAGACCTGCTTTCCATGTTTCTGCTAAATCACCATTAGAAAGAGCACCAACACCAGAAACTTCTGTCCAATATGTAGTAGGAGCTGGTACATAATTTCCTGGTAAAAATGTTAATACTCTATTCCCACTTTCATTAGCAGTATTAATCTGATCGTAATCATTTTCTGTAGCTGGCCCATGCATGTGACCTGGAGTATGATCTACTCCTAATTTCCTAGGTATGGAATAAATGGTATCAAACCAAGTGGGAGATGATATTGATTGACCTGTTATTCTACCAGATAATTCATTAGATGCTGCTATAGCAAATTGTATATCAACATCAGTATCTTGTAATGTTATTGGTTGTTCACCTTCAATACCATTCTTACTAACATATTTTCCTATTATTAATTGTGTAGCAACATCCAATCTAGTATACTCAATATCAATCAAGTTTCTCAAATTAAAATTTGGAAGATTGAAAACATCAGTCTCTAGATAAGGTTTAGCAAATGTACCCTCATTACTAATACCAACATTACCACCTATACCACCAACTTCAGTTGGATTGTTAGGATCTGGATGTGGACCATAAGTATTACCTATGATATCTGCTAGTATTGGAAAATCAACCGCAAGTAATTGCTCTCCATTACATACCTTATAACCATGTGGTAAAGCATCTTCGGATGAAGTGGAAGAACTATTACCAGTCCAAGGAATGATTGTTCCAATTGGAACATTTTTAGATGCTTTTACTCTATTGTAATATGCCATCTATTAAATCTCCATTAACCACCAACCTTGTTGTGTTGAAGGAATACCAACTCCACCAGCACTATCTACAGAACCAAGATAAACTAGAGAGAATGCTGCATTTGGTGTTTGTACAACTAGTTCTCCAGAATTATATGAATTAGCAAGGAATCCACCACCCTCTGCAAGTGTTGTACCAGTAGAATCTCCTTGAACTCTAACACCAACACCAGGAGCACGAACGACTAAAGATGTCTTATGATTCAAGTTTCCACCAACATCAACAATCTTAACAACATCACCTGTTGAAACTTCTGCTGGTAGAGTTAATACTAATGTATTATCAATATCAACAGCAGCACAGTAAATAATATTTGCCATTAATGTCTTAGCAGCAGGATCAGAACCAGTTGAAACATATCTTGTGTGAGAACCACCAGTTCTTGTCCAGAAAGGTGCAACACCAAATGCTTCAATCTCACCAGTATGCTTGATACTGAACTTATCTGATCCATTATTATTTAGTTTATCAACAGTGAATATTTGACTTTGAGAAGTTGGATTATTATTAGATTCACCTGTTACAGTAAGAGTTAACTTAGCAGATACATTACCAACATTATCAACTACAAATGTAGGATCAACTATACCAGTCTTACTAAAGACAGTTTCAGGACAATTCTCTGGGTACATCGTAAGAGCACCCTTAAGAACAACACCTGCATCAAGCTGCAGACTTCCAAGGTGATTAGCATGTCCACCATCATTCTTGAAGTAGATCAATCTAGATTGATTAACTGAATCAAATATTTCAATGTCACCACCAATCATATTAATATCGCCACCGATATTAAGATTCCCTTTATTGTATCCTAAAGCACCACTTTGTCTTTCATGATTAATAACAGCACTGTTAACAGTTCCTTGTAAATTAGAATTAACTAAGAAGAAACTATTATCACCTGTTGATACATTTTCAAATCTTACATAGTTAACATAATCAATTCTTGTTTGAACTATGTAACCTTTGTTAAGAACAGCAGAAATATATTCAGTAGAACCTCTAGTCTTAGATTCAAGATCAAGTAATTGAGAAACTTCACTATGTTTCTTAATTACTAATACAGTATCATTAATAGTATAATCACCAGCAGATGCTTTAGTTGTACCTTCTTGTCCACCATCACAAATAAGTTCTGGAGCAGCACCAGTAGTAATTCCACGTACAATTAATATCTCATGGAATCCTGGATCAACAACAACTACTGAGTTATCAACCGTTTGAGGTGCAGTATTTGCTGAAGTACCAACAACAAGTAAATCTCCCACTTCAAATGCTGCATTACCTTCACCAATAGACTGTACAGGAATAACCCAATCATATGATGAATGAGCAGTCACAGCAGCACGAACAGTTGTCTTCTTACCATTATTATCCGTAACAGGATCATATGAATAAGAATGTACTGTTATTTGATCTGCAATAGTTCCAAACGCAGTTTCTGTCTGGGCTGGTGTCTTAACAGATGGATAGAACTCAGATATCTCAACTCTACGTATATGATTACCAATTGTAGTATTAGCACTACATGAATCTACATTAAATACTTCTTGCTCATTACCATTGGTTAATGTAAGGGTTTCATTCTTAGAAATATAGAATCCTAAGTTTGATACATCACCGCCATACACAGGAGCATGGAGACGTATACTGTCGGTCTTAATTTCTGTTACGTAGTTGACAGGGAATTCAACATTACTGAAATTACCGTAAGTAGGATTATATCTAACTTCATCACCAACAGACACCTTAGCAATATCAGTTGCAGATACGCCACTAATATAATAAGTAGCATCTTCACCAGTAACCCTTACAAGACTACCAACAATCTCTTCACGTTTGATAGTTCCACAACCACCTTGTAATTTAATAGTTGTGTTAATATTAACAATTGATCCAGGAATATCTGGGTTACCGATAGTAACTTCACCAGTTACAGAGTCAACCTCAAATACTACCTTGTCTGGTTCACCACAATTAGAAACTGTTAGTTTCTGATTTACCTGACCAGTAATCTGAGCAATCTTAAGTGCTTCACCAAAATCGTATGTGCCATCAAGATTAGTGTCACTACGTCCAATGATAATGTAATCATCTGTTGATAGAGTACCACCAAACTCAGCAAGATTAACTTGATCTTGTGGTCCAGTATTATCTAA